GAGCCTTACATCCACAATCGTACCCAAACCATAGGTCTTAAAATGCCTACTCTCACCAGCCCGATTACGGGCGCTGCGCAAACCGGTCTCACGTCCCCGACTTATACGCACACTGTTGACACGTTTCCCGGAGCAAATGGGAAACAAGTCGCAGTTACTGCGTTGGGTGGTACGCAAACTGGTGTTACGGCGCATTCTACGTCCTCACCTTTCACTCTGGCCTGGGTGAAGCCTTTGGTTACCCGTTTTCTGGGTAAGCCGAACCCCACTACTGGCCTTGTGAAAGACGTTCCAAGGAATTCGTACAAGCTCATCACCCGTAAGGGTGTGCTACCGCTTGCCGGTCAGCCTTATCAGGTTATGACGATCGTTTCGACGATCGACGTACCTGCTGGTGCTGATCTCGCAGACGCAGCGAATGTACGAGCGGCTCTCTCCGCGCATATTGGCGGTTTGAGCCAGCAGTCTGCTGCTTATGGCGATACTGCGATCACTAACGTGATCTAAGTAGCCCTAAGCCTTACTGAATTCCTTTGACGGAGACGCTATGCTCCCTGATGCTAGTGTGATACCCGATATCCTTTCCTCTGATTTGTATAGAGCTGGTTGGAATGGCTGCACTGCAGCCTATCCTGATATAAACTACTCGCAATTTGCAATGATGTCGCTTTATAACTCGATCCTCAAGAAATTTGAGGGTGCCGAGTCGAGCGATGCTGATGCAAGAGCACAAGCTTTGTTTATGCAAATAAACGACGCTTGTGGTTTATATCGTCCGGAGCAACTAGTTCTGACCACGGTCGAAACGATATGCTATGCGATGCTCGCCATTTTTTGGCGTGCATTTTTGATCGACAGGTGATCGGTAGCAGCGAAAGCTGCGCCCTCTCCCTACGTTCAATCGCTTTAGCATTCGGCGTCGGCAGTGGTGCAAGTATAGGTAGTGAGAACACAGACTTTTATACAAAGTTTGCTAACTCACGTCTATCTTGTACGGATCGTGCTCTGTATGATCTTTATACGGAGGCAATCTCCTTGAATAGGCTTTGGTCTGAGGTTGAGTTTGTCAGATCAAGCCTTCATTCACTAGAGGTTGTGAAGGGGAGCAGACTTAGTTTCGTCCCTAAAACTAGGGCAATAAGCCGCACCATTTGCACCGAGCCTCTTCTGAATATGATTTTCCAGAAGGGTATAGGCACTGTTCTTGAAAACTTGCTACGCAAGAAAGTAGGTATTTCGCTTTCTACGCAGCCAGACAAGAATCGCGCTCTTGCTCGGATCGGCAGTGAATCTGGTGAGTTCGGTACTATTGATCTCTCCAGTGCATCTGATTCGATAAGCTTGACTTTGGTTGACTTTCTGTTGCCTCGCCATGTTCTCTATTGGCTAAAGCTTAGCAGATCGCCGATCACCGTCCTTCCAGATGGTAAAGAGGTTAAGTTGCACATGGTCTCGTCGATGGGGAATG